CATCACGCTGACCGGGGATGTGACAGGGACTGGCACAGGGTCCTTTGCTGCGACAATTGCCAACAACGCGGTGACCTACGCCAAGATGCAGGCGGCCTCCGCGGTGGCCAAGCTGATCGGCTCGGATGCCTCGGGCACTGCCCTAGGCGAGATCACGCTCGGCACCAACCTGTCCATGGCCGGCTCCACGCTCAATGCCGCGGTGGCCTCCGGCAGTGTGACCAGCGTCAATGCCGACGGCGGGACAACGGGGATGAGCTTCTCGGGCGGCCCGATTACCTCGAGCGGCACGCTGACCCTGGGAGGCACGCTGGATCTGGACAACGGTGGCACCGGAGCCACTACAGCGAGTGACGCCCGGACCAACCTGGGCCTTGCCATCGGCACCGACATCCCGTCACCCACCGGCACCGGGGCAACCGGCACTTGGAACATCGACGTGCTGGGTTCTGCAGGCACGATCACCAGCACGCTGCCCATCAACAAGGGCGGCACCGGGGCGACCACGGCTGCGGGCGCACTCACCAACCTCGGGGCCTACCCGGACACCAACCCGGCGGGCTACACGGCCAATGCCGGCACGGTGACCAATGTGTCGGCCACGGGCGGTGCGAACATCAGCGTGGCCACGGGCAGCACCACCCCGGTCATCAGCCAGAACGCGGCGAGCAGCACGCAGAACGGCTACATGACCAGCACCTATGCGGCCAAGCTGGACAGCATGACGTCGGGCGCGAGCGTGTCGTCGGTCAGTGTGTCCGGCGGCAGCACCGGCCTGACCACGTCCGGCAGCCCGATCACGGCCTCCGGCACAATCACGCTGGACGGTGTGCTGAGCGTGGCCAATGGCGGCACCAGCAGCACCTCGGCATCCTCGGCCATCTCGTTCCTGGCAGGCGCAACCACCAACGGGCAGTACCTGCGCGGCAACGGTACCGTGGTGCAGATGTCTGCTATTCAGGCTGTCGACCTGCCCCAGATTGCCCTGGGCGGATCGGCTGTCAGCGGGACGCTTCAGGTGATCAACGGCGGCACGGGGCAGAGCAACTCGTTCACCAATGGCCAGATTCTCATCGGCAACACCACCGGAGGTACGCTCAACAAGGCCACGCTGACTGCGGGCACCGGCATCAGTATCACCAATGGGGCAGGGTCGATCACCATTGCGGCCACCGGGGCTGGCTCTGGCGACGTGGTGGGGCCCGGCAGCGCTACTGATGGCGACTTCGTTCTGTTCGATGGCGCCACCGGCAAGCTGATCAAGGGGGCCAGCTACCGCCAGGTGGGCGGGGACATCATCGGGCCGATTGGCGGAAGCTCGATGATCGACGGTTTCGTCTACATCCCGGCAGGCTCCGGTGCTCCGACGGGCACTCCGACCAATGTTTCCGGCACCAACGTGCCGATGTACTTCCACACCAACAGCGCCACCAACACCGACGTGTTGTACATTCACAACGGAACATCTTGGAAATCGGTCGCTCTGACCTAACCTGAAGGCCCATGAAACACTCCTTCCCCTGCGTAGAATCAATGCGGCGCGTGAACCTCTCCAACGGGCGCGTGGTGCGCGTCTGGCGCGACCGTACCAAGGAGAACCTGTCGGCCTCCTACGACGACGCGGACATCGTGTCGACCTGTATCGCCAATGCGACCAACGACACGCAGCTCCTGGCAGCACTGGCCAAACTCAAGGGCGTGAATGCCGTGGAGCTGGTCGATGCCAATGGCCAGGGCACCGTGGTTTACCCGATCTGGCCGTGAGCGACGTTGTTTCCGCAACCATCCAGGAGCGCGGCAAGGTCTACGGCGAGCCGCATCACAGCCACACCAACATCGGGCTTTCCTGGACAGGCCTGATCCAGCAGCACTACGGGATCACCCTGCCGCACGCACTGCCGCCTCACATTGTCGAGCTGATGATGGTAGCCTTTAAGGTGCAGCGCAGCGCCCGGGTATTCCACCCCGACAACTATGTCGACCTCCGGGCCTACGCAGCGTTCGCAGAACACGCTCAGGAGCACCCCGGCGAGCCCTACGTTTCAGAAAAGTGACCCCTGTTTGACCCCTGCAAACATTGGGTTTTCTTCAAAATCTACAGAAAAATGGTTTTCTCTGTAGACGGGAAACGTGGTCTGGGCCATCTTGATCACGTCGAAAGCAACAGCAGCAAACCAAAGCAAAACATGAACAAGACGATGAAGCTGATGAAGCAAGCCCGAGAAATCAAAAGCCCCAAGCACTTCGAGTTGCTCTTTGGCCGATTTCAAACCTCGCTCAAGCATTTGAGCGTCGATCTTCAGGACTCAGCCAATCGCGAGTTTCGCCGAGTGGCACAGGCTGGATGGGAAAAGCGAAACTCTTTAGCCTGATAGGTTCAGACACTTTAGGCCCGGGTGGGGCCAATACCACCCAACCAGGGGCGCGACTGGCCAACGCGCAACACTCTTCAAACCATGACCACCATATCCAACCTCATTACCGCCCTGATCATCGTAGAAAGCAGCGGCAACGATCAGGCCATCGGCGACAACGGACGCGCTGTAGGCCCCCTGCAGATCCACCGCGCAGTTGTCCTGGATGTGAACCGGATCACCGGCAGTAACTACCGGCACCAAGACATGACCAACCGGGTGGCGGCCCGGGCTGTGTGCGAGGCCTACCTGAAGCACTGGGGTAAAGGCTGCACCACCGAGCAGCTCGCTCGTAAGTGGAACGGAGGCGGACCCAGCGGTGACAAGAAAAAGGCCACCGAGGCGTACTGGCTCCGCGTAAAGAAACACCTTCCGAAATGACCAAACCGAAAACCATCAACGTGACACCCACCACCCACAAGGCCCTTCGAGAGTACTGCCTCGCCGCCGGCCTCAAACTGCAGGCCGTGGCCGACAAGGCGATTCAGGCCTGGCTGAGAAAGGCATCGAAGTGAAACGGATCTTAGCCATTGACCCGGGCCTGTCCGGCGGCCTGGCCTACCTCGGGCCCTCGGGGGTCATCCTCAACAGTATGCCAACCACCGACCAGGACATCAGTATCCTGGTGAGCGACAGGCTGGCGATCAGCGACGTGGTGTACATTGAGAAGGTCGGCGGTTACGTCGGCGGCAAGGGCGCCCCGGGCAGCTCGATGTTCAATTTCGGCTACAACGTCGGCTTCCTGCACGGACTGATCGCAGCGTCCAAGACCCGGGTGATCGAGGTGCCGCCACAGCGCTGGCAGAAAACAATTGGGGTCGGCAGCAAAGCCACACACGGCGCCAAGTGGAAGAGCCACCTTAAGGGTATTGCTCAGCAGCGCCAACCCAGACAGGTGATTACCCTCAAGACCGCGGACGCCGTGTTGCTCCTGGAGCACGCCATGATTGCGGAGGGGCTGAAGTGAGTGCGCCAAAACCCAAACCCAAACGTCCCGTTGCCAAGATGTTTGTCGTGTCAGACGACACGCACAAGCGACTGAAGGAATACGCAAAGCGCAAAGGCTACAAACTGCAATACGTAGCAGATGAAGCGGTCAGTGAATATCTAAAGAGACAGGAGGCGAAATGAGCGAGCAAAACAAATCAGAAACTGTACGACTAACATTCAAAGGACTGCTGTCCATTTACCTGCCGGACGAGAAGGTGGTGGAAGTTTACAACGCCACCGAACTGTCCTGCCGCAGGAACAATTGGGGAATCGCAATCGACGAGAGCAACCGGCTTGACTTCGTTCCAATGGTGAAGGTGGAGGAAACGAAATGAATATCGAACAAACCAAAGAAGCCATCCGCGTCATGCAGGCATTTGTGGATGGGAAGGACGTTCAGAGCATGTATGAAGGAAAGTGGTCATTAGTACATGTACCTAGGTGGAACTGGGACGACACACAGTACCGCATCAAACCCACCCCTGTCCTCCGCCCGTGGACTGCGGATGAGGTGCCGCTGGGGGCGTGGATGAGATTCAAGCGCAACCCGCAGGACCGAGTTCTCCTCGGCTGGGTGTCTGTCCAAGCTGACAGAGACTTGTGGCTGGATGAGC